TCTGAAGAAGCCCCTCAAGAAGAAGAAGAAGAAGGTGATAGTAAGTCCCGTAAAAAAAGGACAAACTATAAGAAAAGATACGATGATTTAAAGCGTCACCATGATCAGAGTAAGTCTGCAATGAAGCAAAGGGTTTCTGAATTAGAGACTCAGTTGCAACAAGTGCAGCCTAAGTACGAAGCTCCTAAATCTGATGAAGAACTTCAACAGTTTAGGGAGGCCAATCCTGATCTATATGATACGGTTGAATCTGTAGCACATAATATTGCTTCTGATCAGTTGAACAGTTTGCAACCTCGTCTTTCTGCCATTGAGCAGCGAGAACAAGAACTTGCAATTCGTGAAGCTGAACAGGCAATGAAAGAAGTTCATCCTGACTACGAAGATATTAAAGGGTCAGATGATTTTCATGCGTGGGCTGAAGACCAACCAACTCAGGTTCAAGATTGGGTATATCGTAATCCTGATGATGTTGCTTTAGCGTCAAAAGCTATCAATCTTTATAAAATGGAAACTGGAAAAGGACAGATCTCTACTAAAAGACGTTCAAATCCTCAAAGGCAATCTGCAGAGACTGCTGCTGATATGGTATCTACAAAGACAACTAATGTAGAACCCAGACAAGCGAAGATTTGGACTGAAACTGAAATTGAGAAGATGTCCCTTGATCAATTCGACAGTTATGAAGATGAGATCAGATTAGCGCAAGCAGAGGGAAGAATTCTCAAAGGCTAAATTCTTTTCTTAGGAGAAATTTTAAATGGCTTATAATCAAAGTGATCAGTTTTTTGAGCCAAGTACAGATACCAATGCTAACTTTGGAAATTCTGTATCAGGCCAAACAAACTCGTTTTTCTTACCCAAGGTTTATTCCAAGCAGGTTTTAAACTTCTTTCGTAAGGCATCTGTAGCGGAAGCTATAACCAATACAGATTATGCTGGCGAAATTGCTGGATTTGGCGATACGGTAAGGATTATTAAAGAACCTTCAATCACTGTGTATCAGTATGAGAGAGGGCAGGATGTAACAGAAACTAAGTTAACAGATCAGGAAGTAAGTCTGATCGTTGACACTGCGAACGCATTTAAGTTTATTGTTGATGACATTGAAACAAATATGTCTCACGTAAACTTTCGTGATGTTGCTACATCATCTGCTGCCTACGCTTTGCGTGATGCCTTTGACGAAGGTGTAATTGCTGTAATGTTTGCAGGTGTTTCTGCTTCTAGTCCTAATCATATATTGGGTTCTGATAACGCAACCGATCTAGCTTCTGGTACTTTTGATGGTACTGGTAATCTGGATATTGGTTTTGATTCTTCAGAACATGATCCTATTGATGTGATGAGTCGTATGGCTCGTCTAATGGATGAGCAGAGTATCCCTGAAGAAGGAAGATGGTTCCTTGCAAGCCCTGACTTTTATGAAGTCTTGGCTTCAACTGCCTCTAAACTTCTTTCAGTTGATTACAATGCTGGTCAAGGTTCGATACGGAATGGTCTGGTATCTTCTGGTCTATTGCGTGGATTTAATATGTACAAGAGTAATAACATTGCCGATACTTCTAATGCGGCAGGTAAGTGTATTGCTGGTCATATTTCATCTACAGCAACAGCTCAGACGATTACTAGCACTGAAGTAATTCGTGACCCTGACAGCTTTGGTGACATTGTACGTGGTCTTCACGTATATGGTGCCAAGGTACTGCGTGATGAAGCATTAGTTTCTGCCTTCTACGGCATAGACTAATTGTGAAATTAAAGGTGGGGGTTACTTTAGGTAGCTCCCGCTTTTTTAATATAAGGAATTAGTCATGGCTCAGATAGGCAGTGAAGAAAAACCTGTAATGTTTCGCAAAGCGATAGTTGCTAAAGAAAGCCGTTTTAGAAAAGGATTTAACAAAATTAAATATGATCAAAATTATGAAAAGATTTTTGGTCATAACCATATTAAACGCAGGAAAAGGTGATGTATGGCTGAAAAGACAGATACTTATAATCAGCAGCATAATTATTCAGATATACAGGATTTTGAAAGAAATTGTGCAGATAAAAGTAATGTATTAGCTGTAGCAACTGGCTATGGTGAAAAAGAACATGCACTTGAAGTTAGGATAAAGGTATCTAATAAAAGTAGTTAATTATGGCAACGTATCTTAATTTATCCAATGAGCTACTAAGAGAGTTAAATGAAGTTGTTTTAACTTCTGCTACTTTCTCAGCCGCTATTGGTATTCAAGCACATGTCAAAGATAGTATTAACAGAGCCTATCTGGATATTGTTAATGAAGAACCTCAGTGGCCTTTTCTGGCTACTGCGCTTACTGGTGCAACTGATCCTATGTATGGAAATACTTACATTGAAACAGTTGCAGGTACTCGATGGTATCTATTGAAAAGTAGTAGTTCCAGTTTAACAACTGATTATGGTGCAATTGATTGGGATAACTTTTTATTAACTACTGTAGGTGTATCAGGTGAGTCAGCTCCTTATACAATAAAAAATCTACGTTTTACTACGACAGAAGAATGGAAAGATTATTTTCGAGTAGCTCAAAATAAAGATGATGCAGATACTCAAAATTATGGTGTGCCTGATAGAGTTATTAAAAGCCCTGATATTAGAAAGTTTGGATTAAGTCCAATACCAGATCAGGTCTATCGTATCTGGTTTTATGCGTATGATTTACCTACAGAGCTAGATGCTCATGGTGATGCAACAGTATTTCCTAATATTTATAACCCTGTTCTTTTGGCAAGAGCCAGATATTACATTCATCAATTTAAAGAGAATCCTCAAGCTGCCGCTTTTGCTGCAGAAGATTATAAAAGAGGATTACGCCTGATGAAATTAAATCTTATGGAGTCTGCACCAGGCTATTTTAAAGATGACAGGATAAGGTTTGTTTAATGTCTCAGCCCTTTGCCCTTTCATGTCGAGGTGGCTTAAATGTCAACCTGAATCAGCTTGAATTAATGCGTCAACCTGGATTTGCAACAGAGTTACTTAACTTTGAAGTTGATCCTGATGGTGGCTATAGACGTATTAATGGGTTTAGTCTCTTTGGTGGAGGTTCTGCAGCAAGACCTAATTCAAGTAATGCTGTACTTGGTATGACTGTTTATGCAGATGGTCTTGTGGTTTGTTCTGGCACAGGTATATTTTTTAGTCAGGATGGGACTAGTTGGCTTACATTAAATAGAGCCAGTGTTGCTGGTGGTGGTGATAACTACAGCACATTCACAGGGCGTTCAGTTTCTGCAAGAACCAGTCAAGGACGTACTACTTTTGCATTATTTGAAGGTACGTCTGACTATGGTGAATTATTAATCTGTGATGGAGCTAATGAACCTTTCTTTTTTAAAATGACAGGGACAGGTGCTTTAGCAGATAGAACCTTTTTTGCTAGTGAAATAACAGTTTCTAGTACAACTGCTCCTAAAGTAGGAGTAATGCACGAGAATCATTTTGTTGTAGGAGGAGCGCCCACAGCTAAAAATACTATTTATTATAGTTCTAACTTTGATGTTGATTCTTTTAGTGGGTCAGGTGCAGGAAGCATCCAGTTAACAGATGCTGTTGTAGGGCTTGCTAGTTTTCGTAGTGACTTAATTATCTTCTGTAAAAATAGTATTTTTAAATTATCTAATATTAGTGATAGTGACAATATTGCTATTACTCCTATTACTAAAAATGTGGGTTGTTTAGATGGGAATAGTGTTCAGGAAATTGGTGGTGACTTAGTATTTTTAAGTCCTGATGGTATTCGTACTGTTGCAGGTACAGCTAGAATTGGTGACGTAGAGTTAAGCTCTGTCAGTAGGCAGATTCAGAAAATTG